GTTTTTGTCTAATGCAGATGTAAGAATGGTTATTGACTCTTCTGGTAATGTAGGCATAGGCACAACAAGTCCATCATTTGTATTAGAGGCATCTGGAAGTACAGATATATTGCAGTTAATTGGAACTGGTACTGGCGGCCCCCAATTAAGAATGACAGATACCAGCGATTCTGCTGATGGAGATAATTTTGGTTATGTAGATTTTTCAGCTAAGGATTCTAATAATAATCAACAAATTTTTAATAGAATAACAAATGTTATTGTAGACGATACAGACGGAACTGAAGACACTCGCCAAACATTTGCAACTTATAAAGCTGGTACTTTAACAGAAACTTTAAGCATTGTTTCTGGTAATGTTGGTATTGGTACAACAAGTCCAGATGATACATTAACAATTCAAAACACTGATAGTGGTTCAGCAACATCAGCATTTGGTATTAAAAGTAATAATGGTGAATTAAATCACGCTTTTTTTACAAGTGATGCCGATGGCGGTTATCTTAGAATATATAAGACAGATGGCTCAACAATTGGAACACAAATTGCTGGGTATGCCACATTAAATTCTTATTTTAATAATGGTGGTAATGTAGGTATAGGTACAGCAAGTCCAAGTAATCTTTTACATCTACATACAGATGGGAGTACTGAAGGAATACTTGTAAAAAGTACAGGGAATACATCTAATAATTTAATATTTGATGCTAATTTATCTTCAGCCGCTGATAATATAGCTTTTATAAAAGGAAATTGGAACGGAACAACAGTAGCGGCAATAACACTGGTTACTGGTGCTGATACAAGCAATAAAGATGATGGACAGTTAGCTTTTGCAACTGCTCCAGCTGGTACTTTGGTTGAACGTATGAGAATATCATCCGCTGGTAATGTAGGTATAGGTGAAGCTTCTCCAAAAGCTACTACACATTTTAAAATGGCTGGTAATAATTGGGAAGATGGTTTGTTACTTGAGCATGATTCTGGTGATACTGGTTGGAATATACACCCTGAAAATGATGGCACTAATGGTTTATGGTTTGGATATAATGCAGATACAACACAAGCTCTAACAAGTCAAAATGCATCAGGTGTTATGTTCT